GCCGACATCATTGCAAAGCTTGAAACAGTCCCGTCCAAGATGGGCTATATCAAGGCGCTGATCCGCGCCGACATGGAAAAGAACGGCTGATTGCCCTGCCCCTCTCACTCGTGCTGAATGCGATCTGAGAGGGGCTTTTCTTTGGCGGTTATGAGTGCCGCATCACATCACAGACAGCCAGCAGTGCAGCGCCGTGCAGCCGGCAGATGTGTTCATAGCTCTGATCGCGGTCGGCAGCAATGCGGACGATTGTCTTTCCGTTGATGTAGATTTCGCGCAGCAAAGCACGGAGCCGCGCATTCGTCACAGCCTCGATCGTTTCCTTTATTTCCTTGCGCTGACTGTCAAGCATATCCAGATATGCCCCTGCATCATCACAGGCATCGACATACTTCTGCACGGCATTGTCAAGCGCAACCTTCTGCCCTTCATGATTTTTCAGTGCGAATGCCTCTGCTTTCAGTTCATCCAGATGCTCCGTGACTTCTTTTGTCCGGTTAAGTGATTCCCGGTACTTGCTGAGGTAAGCCTTTGCCTCTTTCGCCGTCACTCGTCATCACCTCCCGCAATCAGCAGTCCTATAATCAGCACACCGAGCATTCCGCCGCTCATGAATCCGATCAGAAAGCCCATGCTCAACACCTCCCGTCATAGAGCATTGTCACAGACAGTACAGCCATGTCAATGCTTGTCGCAGTTCCAAAGAGAAATGCATCCAGAAAAGCATCAAACATTACTGCGTAATAATCATCTATTGTTTTCATTCTGTTCCTCCTTCTCCGGGCATTCCTCTCTGCCCTTGAAATAGCAGTCATCGCAGGTGCAGCGTTTGTCAGCATATACACAATCCTTGCACTCGACGTGTTCGTATCCGCCGTCGCTGGCCGGTATTCCGTATTTGTCCTCAAAATATTCCGCATCCGCGTTCGGGCAATGAAAGCTGCAATGCGCGTTGCAGAAGTTCTCACATTTCATGGCAGCACCTCCAATTCTTCGACACGAATCCAGATACCTGTGATTTCAGCCCAGAATTTCTCGTTGATCTCGGACGCTACCAATGCATCATCCTTCCAGAATCCGCAATGCGTCATGCAGTCTTTCAGCAGCTTCAACAGGTTTTCTGTATCCGGCTTGGTTGTTTTATACTCTCCGCTCTTGTGCTTTCCTCGCGGGAAACACCATTTCACGATCAGCCGTACACCGCAGGTATACGGTGTGTCTGGTTTATGCTGTGCGAGGTATGCAATGAATTTCGCTTTTGCCGCCTTTATCTCTGCGGAATCATACATATACGGTTTCCCTGTCCTCCGGTTTACAGCCAGATCCTTTTCCTGTGCTGTTACAGTCGGCGGGATCATCGGCATAAAAAACTGTGTCACATTTTCACTCCTTCCGACATTTTGTGTTCGCGGGTGTCAATGCAGGGTATTCCGACAGGGCGGCTTGCTTGTCAGCCGCCTGTCGGTGTACCCATTGACATGGCACAATTTGCGACACGACAAATCTATTATTATATAGCCACCTGTCGCAATTTTATGTCGCAATTATTCAGTTAGTTTTGCGGGTAATAATTCCGTTGTTCAGCGTCAGACTGTCACTCTTTTTCAATCGACGCTCAACTGACCGTCTGTCCACACCGAGCATCTCCGCCATGTCGTCAATGCCAATTCTGCCGTCCACCGCACAGGAATCAAAGGTGTTGACCAGCTCTGCGGATTTGTCTGCTGCCTTCGCTTTTGCGATCTGCGACTGCCGCTTGTGACCGTTTTTCGATGCACGCTGCTGTGTTGTCAGCTCCACATCGGATTGCAGATCTTTCAGCACGCCGACCGTGTCGATCTCATGCAGCGGGTATTTGAACCACACATTGACCGGCGGAAACTTCGGGAACTCTCTGAGCGTTCCCTCGATGCGCCATGCAGACATTTGCAAAACATAGCTGTCAGACGCACGGAGCGCCGCTGCAAGCGCCTGATACTGTTCATTGCTCATATTGTCGCGGCAGAGCTGCACGGCGGCATTGCGGTTCAGCAGATCGTCCTGCGGGGCATTGTTCAGCGCATTCGGCGCACACATGGCAAGATGCTGTTCACAGATCCGGCACGCCTCACGATTCTGCTGCTGCTTCACAATGTCCTCGGTCAGATCGAGTTCGATCATATCCAGAAGTGCGTCCGGATCACGGGCAAAGACGCCGCTGCCGGATGCTCTGTCCATTGAACGCTTGCCGCCCTGCATACCCTTGCTGTGATGGTGACAGTAGATTACTGCGCAGCCGAGCTCGGTGCAGACCTTGTCGAACTGGTTGCAGAAATGCGCCATCTGATCGGCGGAGTTTTCGTCGCCGGTGATGACCTTATAGATTGGATCAATGATGACCGCGATGTAATTGCCTTTTTTCGCTCTGCGGATGAGCTTCGGCGCGAGCTTGTCCATTGGCTCTGTCACGCCGCGCAGATTCCAGATATCTATGCTGCCGATGTTCTGCGGCGGTACTCTCATGCTGTCGTAGACATCGCGGAAGCGGTGAAGGCAGGACGCACGGTCGAGCTCCAGATTCACATAGAGGACGCGACCCTTTGCGCACTGCCAGCCGAGCCACTTTCTGCCCTCTGCGATTGCAATGCACATCTCAATCAGCGCATAGGATTTGCCGGCCTTTGACGGTCCTGCAATCAGCATTTTGTGTCCCTGCCGCAGCACGCCCTCAATCAGAGGCGGTGCCAGCTCCGGCAGATGCTCCCACGCATCCGCCATGCTCTCAAAATCCGGCAGATCGTCCGTAATACTCTCGACATAGTCCTTCCACTCTGCCCACGATGCAAAGCCGGTATTGGTCTCCAGAAGAAACTGCTTCCGCCCGTTGCGGATCACGCCGGGCATTCTGGAAAGGCGGGACGGATTGCGGTTCTGCCGGTCTACTTTCAGCCCGTTTTTATCGCAGACGGAATACAGGAAATCAACGCGCTTGCGGTATTCGTCATAACTGCCCGCATCGACGCGCACGATCGCATGAAGCGATTTGCCGCCGGAGTAGACCAGTGCTGCAATCGGGAGCTTCAGATCATGCATGATGCCGTTCTGCTGCTCGACCGGAATCGCATCGGATTCAACCAGCGCATAGCGGTAATCGGTGACATTCTCATTCTTTGCACCCTTGCCGTCCAGCGGATTGAAGCGGATCCACGCGCCGCATTCGGGATTTGTGTCACCGAATACCGCACCGAAATCGCCTTTGTATTTCTGCAATTCGCTGAGAAGCTGACCGGCGGTTCTGTCCCAGCATCCGGCAGTCGGCAGGTATTTGCCGTCATTGTTCTGCCAGCATTCCGTGACATAGCCGACATTGTCGCCGGCTTCAAAGAGTGTTTCAAGATAGCGGGAAATCTGCTCGGCGGGATTCCAGTTTTCGGGCTCCTTGATCGGCAGTGCAATGGTCTGCTCCGGAGATGTCACGACATAGTCTGCGCTGATCTCCTCATCCCAGCCGAGTGACCGTGCATTCGGATCCGAGCGATGCGGCTGATAACCGTTTTCAAGCGCCATGTGGACGATTGTGCCAGCGGTGACGGGTGTTTCAGAGCCGTTGAAGCTGCGCCATTTCTGTGCGCATTCTCCGGCATGATACCGCCCGCCGTCCCGTGCTGACCAGTTATCCCAGACAGAGACCGGATAGCCTGCGTCTTTCAGCGCCATACCGATGCCGCACCATTCCTGATAGCTGCATCCGGCGGGGTCAATGTAGGCGAGCAGTTCTTCCAGATTGTCATTTTTATGTTCCATACACCACCTCATTCGGAATGTATGTCGCCGGATCGACGCCGGACGGAACACGTTTCCAGCCCTGCGCTGCGATCCGTGCGATCATATTATTCGCCGACTCAAAGCTCCATGCGCCGACATTCCGGAAGCCGTATCGTTCAAGCCGTGCGATCTGCTTTGCAGTCGAAAGACCGTTCTGCTGCCGCTGCGCTGCGCTCCGGAGTACCTGTTCTGCAAGTCCGGCAGACGGCACCTTGTTCGGATCAATGCCGCGGTTTTCAAGCGCCTGCATCTGTGCCTGTGAAGGCGGCTGACACTCCCAGCCGAATGCAGGCTGATAGCTGAGCAGATCACGCTGCTGCACGGAAATCGCATATTCCAGCGGGTCAACAAGATTGCGCTTTCTGGTCTTGAACTTCTCGAACTGCTTTGTCAGTGCCTCCTCGCGTTTCGCAATGGTCTCCTCCTCGGCTGTCTGCGCTGCTTCGGTCACATCGACCTCCTGACCGGTTTTCTGATTCAGATTCTCGGTCATCTGCTTTGCGGTTTCGGCATTGTCGCAGATCAGATGCGCCGGACGGCAAAGCTCATGCCGCTCGGAGTGCCAGAGGAAGTCCAGCAGGAGCAGATGATCCTTGCCCGGTGAGAGCCTCGTGCCGCGCCCGACCATCTGACAGTAGAGCGCGCGCACCTTTGTAGGACGCAGCACGATCACGCAGTCAACAGACGGGCAATCCCAGCCCTCGGTCAATAACATACTGTTGCACAGAACATTGTACTTGCCGGATTCAAAATCGCTGAGGACTTCGGCGCGGTCTTCGGAATTGCCGTTGACCTCGGCCGCGTGAAATCCATTTGCATTGAGAATATCGCAGAACTTCTGTGAGGTTGCGATCAGCGGCAGGAATACAACAGTTTTGCGGTCTGCGCAATAGCGCTTCATTTCCTGCGCGATCTGTTCAAGGTACGGATCGAGCGCCGTGCTGATCTCGCCGGGCTTAAAATCGCCCGCCGAAACGCCGACCTTTGAAATATCGAGCTTCAGCGGAATCGTCAGCGCCTTGATCGGGCAGAGATAGCCGTCTTTGATCGCCTGCGGCAGGGTGTACTCATAGGCCAGTGTATCGAAAACGCTGCCGATCTCTTTCATGTCGCCGCGGTCAGGCGTTGCAGTCACGCCGAGAATATGCGAATCGGGGAAATGCTGAATCACGCGCTGATAGCTGTCAGAAACGGCGTGATGTGCTTCGTCAATGATGATATGCGTGAAATAATCCGGCGGGAAACGGTCAAGCCGCTTTTCCTGCATCATCGACTGTACCGAGCCGACCGTGATCCGGAACCATGAGCCGATGCAGGTCTGCTCCGCTTTCTCGACGGCACAGCCGAGGCCGGTCACTTTGCCGATCTTATCCTGTGCCTGATCGAGCAGCTCGCCGCGGTGTGCGAGGATGAGGACGCGCCCGCAAGCGCGGACGCAGTCCTCTGCTGTCGATGCGAATACGACGGTCTTGCCCGTTCCGGTCGGCAGGACAAGCAGTGTGCTGCGCACATTCTCCCATTCAGCGAAGATCGCGTCCTTTGCTGCCTGCTGATACGGTCTGAGGTTCATCAGTAAATGCCTCCTCCGTATCCTCCGCTATTCGGCTGATAACCGCCCTGCGGCTGCCAGCCCTGCGCAGGCTGCTGCGGAGCATAGCCCTGTGCAGGCTGCTGATAACCCTGCGGAGCAGGCTGCTGGTACTGCTGCGGTGCTGCCGGTGCCTGATACGCGGGCTGCTGATAGGCCTGCTGCTGCGGCGGGACAGGCTCGACATTCGGCTGATCCCATATCGGATAGAGATATTTCAGATTGTTCGTCTGATAATCCTGCCCGTCCTTCTGGTAGGTGCGCGGTGCAATGTGGCACACACCGCGCCGCCCTGCGATCTCATTCGACCAGTTCGGCTTGATTCTGCCGCCGCTCTCAACAGTCGCTTTATCTGCAAGACCGATGCTTGCAAAAAAGGATGTCATCATTCTGATGCGCCAGTCCTCGTTCAGGAGATAGTAATTCTCCTTGATCGTCACATCTCCCTGCGGCGAAAACACGCGGAAGGTCACTGTCGCCTTGTTGCAGGCAGGGATTTTTCCCTGCCCGTTGTGCCGTCCGCGCTCGACCTTTGCAATCTCAAAGCGGTAATCGCCCTCCGGCAGAACCGGATTGCGGTCACTTTCCTGCGCTGCAAAATCTGCATCCCAGTCCATTGCCTGTCCGCTGCCCTGCGCATAGCCGTTCTGATAACCGCCATTCTGATAATCCATAGTCTGATCTCCTTTCGCTTAAAACGGTACATAATCCGGGCAGTTTGCCCGAACTGCATCCATGACCTGCGGCCAGCTTGCGCAGAGCCATTCGTGATAATCCTGCGGATACGCTCTGAGCGGCATTCCGGCAGGGAAGTACCGGAATACTTCGCTGCTGATTTTCTCGATATGCGCGGGCAGAACATTGTTTGCTTTCATGAGATTCGCAAGCGCATCCGGGATACCTGTCCAATCTGCCGTGATAGATTCGATGGATTCAGCGCCCTGCAATGCTTCGGCAGGGAGCGTCTGCTGTGCCGGCTCAGCGGCAGCAGGCTTTTGCAGTACAGGCTGCGGCGGCGGAGCGGGTACATTGATCGTCTCGGTCGGGATGCCGGCATCCTGCGCCCGCTGCATGATCTGATCGGCAGGCGGAGCAAACAGATGCGCAACCGCACCGTAATCCAGCGGCATACTGTCCGGCAGTCCGAAACGGTTTTTGGCATCCCACCACGCGGATTTTGTCGCATACATCACGCGCTGCACCGATGTCGCCTTGTGAACCTTGCCCTTGTCATCCGCAGCCATGACCTGCGTCTTGAATGCGAGAAACAGCGTCATATCCGACCACTCTTTGAGCAGCGGCGCGATCTTGTTCGTAGTCTTGTTGCCGAGCTTCAGCTCCCAGTGATCGTACTTGTCAAGCTCCTCCGGCAAGGTCGCCTGACGAGTCACAGCATGGCAGATCAGAATAACATGAATGCCCGCCTTGATGAGCCTGTCTGTATGCTCCAGAAACCGTCCGATCATCTCCGCTTCATACTGCCAGCCTGCGCCGTAGCCAAAGCCCTCGATCCCTTTGACATTGTGCTCTTGGCAAATCGCCTGAATCGCAAGGCGCTCCGCCCAGTCAAAGGTGTCGATCGCAACAGCGCGGTAGCCCTTTGCGGCGGCATTCTCACAGATGTAGTCCATTTCATCACAGAGCATTGCCCACGATGTCGGGGCGGGCAGTCTGCGGACATTCATTTTTGTGGTGCTGCCCTCGCAGTCGATGAACACGATGCCGGGGATGTTCGCGGCAAGCGAGGACTTGCCGACACCTTCCTGACCGTACAGCACAGCTTTGATGCCGCTGCCGTACTGGATGCCGTTCACTTCTTCAAAAACAGGCATGATTTACACTCCTTTCGGCTGATACGGTTTGAACCCTGCCGCCGGCTGATACGGTGCAGGCGGCGGTGTCTGATTGAATGCGGACGCATTCTGCGCCCAACCGTCTTCGATGATGATGCTGCATTCGTCGCCGGTGCTGACTCTGGTCGCGATTGCCTGCAAGCCCTCTGCTTCGAGCCATTTCCCAAAGTCTGCAAGCGTCTGCAAATCCATCTGTTCGAGCTTATCCAGCAGCACAAAGCCGCATTCCGGATTCAGGCAGCGCACGATCGCAGCCGCGACGCGGAGCTGTTCTGAGCCGCTCATGCAGTCCCACGCCTTGCCCTGATAGAGCAGCTTTCCGCCCTCGACCGAAAGCCCCGGCAGCGGGAGATTCGCACCGTTCAGCAGCGCACGGCGATCTTGTCTGATCTTCTCGATCTGATCGGTCAGGCCGTCATACTGATCCTTGTAATCGGCGGCTTCCTGCTCTGCGGCAGCCTTGCGCTGATTGTCACGGATCTTCGCATTCAGGCGGTCGATATCTGCAATATTCGCTTCCAGTTCTGCTGTCGATTCGAGCATGAGCTCCTGCGGCGATTTGTGCGCGGATGCAGCCTTTTCCTGAAATTCGTCAAGCTGTGCGCGAAGGTCCGCAAGGTGACGCTCGGTGCGCTGGATCTCCGCTGTCACATTCTGAATTGCAATGTCAATGCTCTGCATCTCATGCTGCCACTGCTGCCGCTGACCGTTCCGTGCCAGAATCGCCTGCTGCTGTGTAATCAGGTCAGCAGCTGAAACAGGCTCGTCCGGCAGATTCTCCCAGTTCGGCAGCTCGGCAGCAAATTTCGCTTTCTGCTGCTGAATCTGCCCGATCGCTGTGCGCTGATCGTACAGCCGCTTTTCCTCCGCTTCCATTTGCGTGAGCTGTTCTCCGACACCGATGATGCGCAGGAGCGTATCTGCCTTTTCGCGGTCGGATGCCTGCATGAATTTCGGCAGATCAAGCGCAAGCTCCGAGAGAAAGCTGTCGAGCAGCTTCTGACCGGCGCGGTTGCCCTGCGGATCAATGACTTTGAGCGAGGCATTCTTGCCCTTGCGCTCAACGACCAGACCGTTTGAGAGCGTGCAGCGGAGCATCGGTTCCGTGAGCGCACCGTCACGCTGTGCGTTGCTCGGCTGATACTTATTGCCGCCGAGCAGCCAGCAGATTGAATCCAGCACAGAGGTCTTGCCCTGATTGTTGTTGCCGCCGATGATCGTCAGACCGTTTGCGGCGGGTGTCAGCTGCACCGCACGGATGCGCTTGACATTTTCCAGTTCGAGTGTGTTGATCTTGACAGGCATTTTCATCATCCTTTCATCGCCTGAATTTTCTGGTCTGCGAACGCGAATGCCGCGTGCATCTTTTCCATGAAGAAATCGTAATTGGCATCGTTCTGATGCTGCGCAATGAATTCCGCAAGCCGGTTGACGGCATCGGCCGCAGCGGTGAGATACGGCTTGAACAGCGCCTTGCTGTCGGTCTGATAGATCGGTTCAACGCCGAGCGAAAGCTGCGTATCCGGCTTTTCGGCAAGCTGTGCGCGGAGTTGTTCGATTTCCGTTTTCAGTGTGTCAATCTCCTCGGTGTGATCGACAACGGCGGTCTCGATCGGGCGCGATTCCAGTTCTTTGACCTTCGCTTCAAGCTGATGCACCAGCTCGACCTTTTTGTCGATGATGCCCCGCAGCGTCAGACGGTTGCGCTCCTTGGCTTCTTCGGCTTCCTTCACCTGATCCGTCAAAGACTGCACCTGATCCTCAAGACGCTGATTATCGGCCTGGGCGCTCTGTGCGGTGTTCTTCCACCGCTGTGCTGCTTCATTTGCATTGTCGCGTTCCTTGCGGTCAAGCTCGGATTCTTCTTTCAGTGCCGCGATCTGCTCCTTCAATTCCCTCACAGTTGTGCTTTCGAGGTCAACGGTCTGGGTGATCTCCTCGCGCTGGTCATCGGTCAGGGCGGTGAGCAGGCAGAGTTTCTGGACACCAATTTTGTGACACGATGTCACAAAATCTTCCGGCAGATTTTCATAAATGGAGATATAGCGATATGCGTGCCGCCGAGAAATACCGGCTTCATTTTCGCAATACTCCTCGAAATTCTGATAGCCAAGCTCCTTATAGAGCTTGCCGTCCCGCATCTGCTTCAATGCACGGAACATCTCATATGCACTCTGCTGAACAGCCTGAATGCTCGTGCAGATTTGTGCGTTCAGGCGGTATGCTTCCGCATACCGTTCGTTTGTCATGATTTCCTCGCTCATGCTGTTTTCCTCACTTTCTGTTTGCCGAAGATTCCGGCAAGGTATTCGGTATATGCCGCAATCAGCGCCTTGACTGCTGCGGTCGGATTGCAGTTTCTGAGACCGCGCACCTGCACGATCTTCCCCTCCGTGCTGATCTCCATTGTGTAATACGGCACATCCGGCTTGTCTGCTGTCCGGATGAACATGATATGCAGCGCACCTTTGGCGTGACGCTCCGCGTATCCGCCGACGCAATGGTGAAGCGCCGCGCCCTCCTGCACGATTTCCACAGCAGATTTCGGCGCACGAATCAGCAGATCCTCATACCGGAAGCAGAGCCGGTCGCGGAGCTGTTTCAGCTTCCGCAGTTCTTTATCGAGTTTTTTTGCATCGCGCAGACGCTGTTTCAGGCGCTTTGACTCGGCTATCGCTGCCCGCTCCGCCTGAATTGCCCGCAGCGCTTCGGCAGTCCGCTCATGCGCCGCCGCCAGATCACGCGGGAACCGGATCACCGGATCATTCAGGTCATAGTGCAGCTCTCTGCACTCCCGGAGATAGTCGGAATAGTCGCTCAGGTACATTTGCCGGTGTGTGCCGCGATTCTGCCTGTGCAGATATTTCAGGACGCGCCGCTTGTCCTCAGTGCTTTTTCCGGCGCAGCCTTCGAGCGTGCCCCAGCAGCTCCGGATCAGATGCGCATATTTCAGGCACTCGTTGACGGTGAAGCCGGGCATATTCTCCCGGATCATGTGCCAGTCCTCCGGCGTGATCTCACGCGCTTTGGTCTCCCGCAGCTCGTAGCTGTCCATGCCGAGCATCCGGCGGACATCGTTCTGCTTCCAGTCAATCCAGCCCGGAACGCCTGCGCAATACCCTGCGAACCAGTGCCGCACCATATCCGTATAGCCGAGCTTGATGATGTACTCGATATTCGGATGCTTCATGTAGAATTTGATATACTCGAACATCGGGATCTGATCGAGCTTGTCGATCTCCGCATATTGCAGGCAGGTGCCTTTGAGCGGTTCCGCATCATCGAGAATCGTGTAGGTCTTGTCCTGAAAATATCCCATGCCCGGCTGATCCCATGTCGGCTCGGTCATCCGCGTGCGGTACTTCCATTCTGAAAGCCCTGTCCGCGCATAGAATGAATCGGAGCCCGGATAGATCGGAATGAGCTGATTGACGCGGTCGCGCCCGAACCGGTAGCATTGACCGTCTGCAAACGCATAGCGCTGTGTTTCCTCGTACCGTGCGACCTCCTGTGCCGGTTCTCCGAGTTCCTTGTGAAGATTCACCTGAATCCGCACGCAATGCGCATAGCAGGTGCCGTTATCACCGGCTTGAAAGATCACGAAATTCTGTGCATACCGCTCGACCTCGACGCTGTAACGGTACTTGTCGCAGACAGCCGTCACCTTGCGCCCGCATTCCGGACAGACAATATCCTTCTTGTGTTCGAGGACGAACAGGAAATCGTCATAGTCGTAATCGGTGAGCGTCTTGCCGCAGGCTCCGCACCGTGCGGATGAAAGATCGCTCCGGTACAGCATGAAGTGCGGTGCAAGCCGCTGGCATTCAAGCAGATCGGCTTTTGGGATCTCCGGAAACGATTGCAGCAGCATCGCTGCTTTCTCTGTTTTCTTCATGCCGCTACCTCAGAAGTCCAGCAGCGAATCAAGCGAGAGCTGCATCGGCTCGCTCTTATGCTGCGTGATCTGCGGATCGACCGCGCCGTTATCGCCGCAGAGGTCAATCGTCATGTGAAATCTGACCGCCGCAACCGGAAAATAAAACTTGACTGCGCGGGTGTAGATCTCCAGATCGCTGATCGACTGACCGATGCCCTTGCAGATACTGTGGAGACAGTCCGCAAAGGTCTTGCCGGACTGCATGATTGCCTGTTCAAACTCCGGCTCCTGATCGCAGAATTCCTGCAAGGCAGACGCAACATGAACGGCAACAGCCGTTTCGTGCTTTCCGCTGCCCTTGAATGCAAAATAGTTCTTATCCATTGACATTTTCCTCCGAATATGCTACAATGAGCATACAGACATTTTTGTTTGTGGCCGTGTCCGATCTAGCCCATCGGATGCGGCTTTCCCTTTTACTCGGCGCTTTCATGCAAGACCTCTTTTCTGCGCCTGTCCATTGCCTGCTCCATACCTGCGCAAAACGCGCCGGCCATAATTTCAGCGATGCGCTTGTATTCGCTGTCTGTGTTGCAAGGTTTCAGAAAGCTGTGCATCAGCGAGGCAGTCATGCGGGCATATTCGTTGAGAAGGTCAGACATCGTGCCTTTCGCCTCAATCTCAACCATTGTCCCATTAGCCTTTATTTCAAGCATTCAGCTTCCCTCCTTCCTGTTGGATGCTCTCCGCAAAGCGGATGAAGCGCTGCGGGCAGTCCGTGAACACATCGCCGTCATCCGTCGGCATCAGACCGACGATCAGAGCGGCACCGACCAGCATCGGATAGCCGGAGATCATCATTGCCGCCGGATTCATCGGCAGACATTTCAGCAGTCCCTCGTCATCGACAAGCATGATTGCATCATCAGACAGCCGGACGGTATCGAAGTATCCGCCGAGATGCTCATAGATGCTGTCATTCTGCTGCTCAATCGTGTCGCCGGTGATTCCGACCGGCTGCATCGTGCCGTCAGTATCAATTTTCAGTGCCTTCATAAGCTCATTCCTCCAGCCCCAGCAGCGGAAGATACTGCTCCGGCATATCATCAAAATCGTCGCCGTCCGCGCCGACGATCAGCGCCGTTCCGTAGATGTGACGCCCGCTGATGCAGGACGCGGTATCATTATGCGGATACTGCTGCTGCATCCCGTCCCGATTGACGATCATCACACCGCCGTCACGCAGTCCGATCGTCTCGATCTCTCCGCCGACAGCCTCGCGCAGTGCGGAAAGATCGCTGTCAACATCAACCATCGCTATGCTGTTCAGCATGATTCTCAGTGCTCTCACGGATCCACCTCCAGCTTCCAGTCTGCGAGCTTGTCATGCTCGTCCTGCACGGATTCGATATTCTCTTGCAGCCGACGCAGATCGTGTTCGAGCATTGCCTTCTGATCTGCAAAATCCTGCAAGCGATGTTCGAGATCCGCGATCCGACAATCAACCGCGTAAAGAACATAGTCCGGAATCGCCGCCGGCAACTTGTCCGGCTCTGCGATTGCAGCCGGTTCCTCCGCATCCGCAGACTTGCTCTCTGCGATCATCTGATCAACCGACTGCTCGAATTCCTCATTGATACCGGTGTTTTTCATTGTCTCTTCCTCCGCTTCGATTTTTGCTGCTTCCAACGCTGTTTTCACGGCAGTCTGTGAACAGCCGAATTTGTTTGCGAGCTTCCCGACAGAGTATCGCTCACCATTGTGCAGCCGCAGCATTTCCGCTCGCTGCTCCTTATTGAATTTTGGCTTCCTTGCCATAATAGCCTCCCATTTTCTGAATTCATAGACCGCATCCTGCAATCGGTTAATGCCCATGTGCAACGCCCTGCACATTGCGGATTCGGTCCTGTGCGTGATCTGCGCGATGCTGTTTGCCGCAATGAAGTCACGCACTGCTTTTGCGTCCGGCGACAGCTCCGGAACAAACGGTTCGCCGATCGGCTGCCAGCCCTGCGGTATCACGCCGCACCGTCCTTCCGCTCGCCCCAGTTGATGTCGGACTCATTGACAAGCCGCACCGGGATATTAAATCTCATGTTCCGCACATACTCGCGGAACATCTGCTCTGCAAGCTGCCGGGCATAGCGCTGCGCCCATGCGGTCAGTCGTTTGCGGTCATCGCGCAGGATATCCCGGTCGATCTTCCGCCAGTGCCAGAGAAAGCCAGCGATCACGGCGACGACCATGAGCAACAGCACAGCCATGCCGCACCAGAACTGCGCATTTGTAAGCTTTGGCATGATGTACCTCCTATCTCGTATTGTTTTCTTTGGATGCGATCGCGTACTCGACGGCCGCGACAATATCATTGCCGGTCAGCTCAAGGCCGAGATAGCGCAGCAGCCGTTCAAGCGGGATCTTATCGGGATGCTCCCGGTCGCTGCGCACGGTGCGCGTCGTGCATTTCGCAGTTGCCGCGAGATGCTCGTCATCCAGATCGTACCGCGCTTTCAGCATCTCCACGATGCTCCACAGCTTGCGCGGCGGCGGGATGTGTGTTCTGGGCAGTGCCATAGTCAGACCTCCTTTCAGTTGTTCCATTCCTCGGCATACAGATCTCTCTCATGTTGAATGATCGTTTCCATTGGAATGCCAAATACAGCAGAGATTTTTGAAATCAGCGTGATATCCATTTTTCTCTGCCGCTCACCGCTTTCGATCATTTCATAATACTGGCGCGAAATGTCGAATCTCTCAGCTGCATCTGCCATGCTCATGCCGGCAGCCTGCCGCAGATCCCGAAGATACTCTCTCAAAGGCTCACCTCCCGACTGTAAACGGACTGTTTACAGTCTTATTGTAGCACAAATGGCATTGAATGTCAACGAAATGTTTACATTTCGTAACTAATTATAGTTATGAGTTCCATTTGGCATAAACGATTTGTTTACATCTGACAAATTGTATTGACTTGTCAACGGAATGTTGCTATAATAAAAGCAGAAAGGGGGGATTGCTATGACAGCCATCCGCAAAATCAGAGAGTCAATCGGAATCTCACAGGCAGAAGCAGCCCGCCGCATCGGTCTTTCACGGCAGGCATACAGTAATTATGAACTTGGCAAACGGCAGGCGGACTATGAAACGCTGCTGAAGATGGCGGAAACATTTTCGGTGAGCGTTGACGAGCTGCTTGGAGGCGGTCCGCAGAACGATCCTCCGAATGTTGCAGCGGTATTTGATGACAGCTTCCGGATGATTCCGGTTTTTGAAAGCGTATCTGCCGGATTCGGGACATATGCAGACAGTCATATTGTGGATTATATGCCGCTGCGGATTGTCAGTGATTCCGAGGCAGCGGAGACGATTGCGATCCGTGTTACAGGCGACAGCATGAGTCCGAAGATCGAGGACGGTGATATTATTCAGTGCCGCAAACAGGATACTGTTGACAGCGGCAGCATTGCGGTTGTTCTGCTTGATGATGATGAGGGCCTTGTCAAGCGCGTAGTTTACGGTCCGGAATGGATCGAGCTGCAAAGTATCAATCCGTATTATCCTCCGCGCCGCTTCGAGGGCTCGGAAATGATGCGAATTCGTGTTGTCGGTCTGGTCAAGGGCGTGTTTCATGCTTTCTAGCATCGCGTCACGGAAGGATTGAGTGATATGGACTTTCAGAAACTAATCTATGAAAACAATATGCTGCGGGAACAGCTGCATCGTTCACAGCAGACCTACGAGATGCTTGTAAGGCAGTTTCAGTCTCTGCTGCAAAAGAATAAGGATCTGAAAGATGCTGCCGATCAGCAGGAGAAAATATGGCATGAACGGCTGGAAAATGAGCAGGCACAATTCGGGGAAGCTCAGAAGCAGCTCGCTGATTTGCAGAAGAAATATGATGCTTTACTGGATGCGTTTCAGAAGCAGCAGGATCAGCTCGCGCAGTTTCAGATCATGACAGAGGAACAGCCGGAAGAGCATTCCGGGGATGACTCTGTATCTGACAGCGAAAATGAAAATACGACTACTTTCTCTGAAATGGAAACAGCGTGTTTTCAGAAGGTGAAGGAGATCGCGGAAGCCCACGGTCTTGCTGACAATGTGCTTTCACTGCAACGGGGCGGAGTCTATACTGATATCCTGTACGAACATTACACAATGCTGCGGTTTAAGCTGTCCGGAAAAATCCGATACTGGCTTGTTGACGATTCAGCAAAACATTTCTCCGCCCGAAAACACCCTGAAATCAGAATAACCCCTTCTTCAAAATCAAACAATGAATACGGCAAGAAGCGCGTTTTTATTCAGCAGGCAGCGGATCTGGATGCCTTTCAGGACTATATCATTGAACGATACAGCAAATGCAAAGAATCCAAGGAAGACTATGATAACTGGGTATCGGCCGGAAAGCCCATGCACTTTGGGATCACTGCGCATATTGATCTGGATGAAAACGGAAAACCTGTAACGAGAATAGAAAGAGTAGCTGGGTCGGGCAGCCGGCAGTCCGGCGCAGGTAAAATGAATCATTCTGCAAAGGACTATACAGTGATTGATCTGGAAACAACCGGCATCAATCCTAATACCTGTGAGATCATTGAAATGGCTGCTGTCAGAGTCCGGAACTGCGAGATTACAGAGCGCTATTCCGTCTTGGTGAAGCCGGAGAATCCGATTCCTTCCGAGGTGGAGCGTATTACGGGAATTACAAATGAAATGGTAAGGGATGCACCGGGATGCGGTGAGGTGATAAGGGATTATCTGGATTTCATCGGAGAGGATATTGCTGTCGGCCATAATATCAAAAGCTATGATGCTAAAATACTGCGCAGATTTACGGAAAAGTATTTGCACGCAGATTTTTCAAATGAGCTGATTGATACGCTCCATTTTTCAAAATGCTGTGACATCTCACCGGACAACTACAGGCTGACGACACTGTCCGCCTATTTCGGGATCCCGCATCCGGATGCCCACAGAGCGCTCGGAGACTGCATTGCAAACCAGAAGATTTATGAGGCGATGAAGCCGCTCTTAACGGAAAAGTATCGCTAGAAAAGGGGGATCACTGCATGGACAAACAGGATTACGAAAAGGAAAACCAGTTCCTGAAGGAATTGCTCAAACGCAATCAAAACAGCGAGGACCTTCTGATCCGGACGGTCCATGAACTTACACAGGCGTTTGTAAACAGTCAGCAGGATTATGCCGAGCTCAAACAGAAATATGATGCATTGCTTGAAAAGGAGGCGTTATTATGAACAACACCGCACAAAACATCCCCCGCATGACTGCGGAGGAATATTTCAGGCAGACCGCCGGAACCACGCAGCCGCAGGAACTGCTCGAAGGCGTGATCGTCGATCAGGCTGCTCCGAGCATCCGGCATCAGAGCATTGTCGGCGCACTGTATTCGGAGCTGCGGCAGTTTATCAAAGCAAGCGGCGGAAGCTGCCGTCCGTTTGCCGCTCCGACTGATGTCAGACTCGATGATTACAATGTCGTGCAGCCGGATGTGTTCATCACCTGTGATCCGAATAAGCTGACGGAGCAGTATCTCGACGGTGCGCCGGATTTTGTATGCGAGATCGTCAGCTCGAACCGCAGCGATGATTATATCCGAAAGCTCTATCTCTACCAGATCAGCGGCGTGCGGGAATACTGGATCATTGATCCGTTCCAGAAAAGAACTCTGGTTTATTTCTTTGACGAGGGCAATCACCCGGAAATCTACACATTTGATACACCGATTCCGGTTCGTATCTGGGACGGCAAACTTAGCATTACAGTCGAGGAGCTGGAAATGCGGTAAAACAAAAAATCCGCCCGGCGCTGCAACACCGGACGGATGGGATCAGGATGTGCTGTAATGCACACCAATCACAAGGTTATTATAGCACATCCTCCGGAAAAAATCAAGGAGGAATCTGCATGAAAAAGTATAAATATGAAGTCAGCTACCGTGCAAGTCTTGGGCGTGGGAGTGACGGCAAGTATCACTATAAGCGCTTCACCGGACATTCCAATACCTCTGAGCAGAAAGCACTGGAGGATGCAAAGCGGCAGGCGGAGCGATGGAAGGCGACACATGACATCCCGAACCAGGATGCCGGAATGAGGCTGTCAGAAGCGTATAAAGGATATATCTCTATGAAAGAGCATATCCTCTCCCCTTCCACAATTCGCGGATATGAGCAGCTCCGGCGGAATAATCTGCAAAAGCTCATGCCAATGCGTATCGCCGATATCACACAGCAGGATGTGCAGAGGGCAATCAACGAGGAAGCGCAAACGCACAGTCCGAAATCTCTGCGGAATATGCACGGTCTGCTTGCTGCGGTGCTGAAGATGTACCGACCGGATCTGGTTCTGCATACCACGCTGCCGCTGCGGATGCCGCCGGAACTCCATATTCCCGACAATTCCGAAATCGAGCAGCTTCTTTCATATTTGAAGGACACAAAGCCGGAGCTGTTTAAGGCCGTATTGCTCGCTGCATTCGGCAGTCTGCGAAGATCGGAGATTGCCGCACTGACATCGGACGACATTGACGGAAGTATTGTCCATGTTCACAAAGCCATGGTTCCGGACAAGACGCATCATTATATCATCAAAGAGAAAACAAAATCGGAGGCGGGTGTCCGCGATGTCACCCTGCCAAATGAAGTAATAGCTTATCTTTTTCCGGCAGACGGGTCACACAGGATAGTATGCATGACACCGCATAAGATCACTAAGAATTTTCGCATAGCCCTTGAACGCGCTGAAATCCCACATTTCAGATTTCATGATCTTCGTCATTATCAGGCATCAATTTTACACGCACTCGGCGTCCCGGACAAGTACATTATGGAGCGCGGAGGATGGAAAACCGACAGCACACTAAAGAATATTTATCAGCATACAATGAGTGATAAGCGAAAGAGTGTTGAGGATCAGATCTGCAATTACTTCTCTGACACATTCAAAGAATTATGACAAATTTTATGACAGCAGTACAAAACAAACGAATTTACGATGATTTTGAGATTTAATCGCGGGTTCGAGTCCCTCTGTCTCCACTTTTGTGAGAATCCTTAGATGCTTGAAAATCACGCATCTAGGGATTTTTTCATGCTTTTACGCTAGGGAATCACTGATTAAATCCCGCCTGACGGCTTGGCACGCAATCTGCTTGCATATTTTCCGTCATCTTGCACGAAAACTCCTTGCTGGGCGTCAGCCCAGCGGCG